AAAGTAATGGCATCTATTTTTAATTTACTTGAAAATAAAAATGCTACAGCTTTATCAATAGTTAATTCTAAAGTAACACTTTTAGAACATATTGTAGAAAATAAACCAAAATCTTCTAAAAAAGATGTTGTTTTAGAAAATTATAATAAACAAGATAAAGACACTAGATTACTGACATACAAAGTTTTACTTGAAAAATTTAATGACAAATATAGTGGGTTACAAGATAACCAAAAAACATTATTAAAAGAATATGTTAACAGCGTTACTAATAGCCCTGCTCTTAAGTCTTTTATCAACGAGGAGATCAAGACGGTTAAAAAAACAATTATTGGATACTCTAAAAAAGTGGAGGACAAAGCAGTAGCTGTAAAATTAACCGAAACTAAAAATATGATTAAACCATTATGTAAAAAGTCATCTGTTAATGATGATAACGTTATTAACTTGCTTAACTATTATGAATTAGTAAACGAGTTAAAAACAATTCATGGTTAGTCTTGTTGACATATATAATATAAAAGAATCTACTTTTAGTGAGTTAAAAAAAGATAGAGATCCTGCAAGAGGAAATAAAGCTAAAGATAGAGAAAAAGATTTTAAATTAGTTAGTGGAGAACCAGATCCAGAAACTGGAAAAATATCTTCTAAAGTAGTTAAAAAACCATCTGTACCTAATATGGTTAAAGATTTAGAAGCAGAAATTCAGGATTTTCAAAAACTAGTAAATGCTAATCCTAGTGATATAGTATTATTTAATATATTAGAAGAATTAAAAGATTTATATAATAAATTTAGAACACACGCAAGAAAAAATTATAGAGATGAGTAAATCATTTAACATACACGATTGGCAAGATAACCAAAAACAATTATCTGAAATAGATAATCCAGTAGTAGCTAAAGGTGATGGGATAGAAATTACTAAAGATGAAATGGATAAACTTCATAGAGATGGTAGAGTAAGACTTAAAGATGGATCTTTACTTGTTTTTCCTTCTAAACCACTTAAAATAAAAGAAGAAGACTTAAGTGAAAGTTTAAACCCTGAAGTATCTAAAATGGTAAATAGATTTATTAAAGGGGTAGCTAATAAATACGATTATTCAGAACAAGATGCAATATTTGCTATTATGGCAGCCTTAAAACAAAGAAACATGGATGAAGCAAGTATGACAGGCACAGGTGCTTCATTTAATGCAGGTTCAGGTGAAGGATATATGACACCAAAAGCTTTTAAAAAGAAAAAAAAGAAATAATATGCTATTAACAGAATATAGACAATTTAAAGTGGATAAATTATTAGTAGAGCAATCTATTAAAGAAAATAAATCTTTAGTAGTTAAAGGTGTTATCCAAAGAGCAGAAGCTAAAAATCAAAATGGTAGAGTTTATCCAAGAGAAATTCTTGAAAGAGAAATTCAAAAATATGTTGATGGTCCTGTTAAAGAAAGAAGAGCATTAGGTGAATTAGATCACCCAGAATCTTCAGTTATTAATTTACAAAACGTATCACATAATGTTACAAAAGTTAAAATGGTTGGTGATGATGTATATGGTGAAGTTGAAATATTATCTACTCCAGCGGGTAATATACTTAAAGAATTATTCAGAAATGGAATTACTGTGGGTATTAGTTCTCGTGGAATGGGTTCAGTTCAAGAAAATCGTGATGGCAGTGTAGAAGTACAAGATGATTTTGAATTATTATGTTGGGATTTTGTTTCAACACCCTCAACACACGGTGCATTTATGAAACCAGCTGGAAGAGCAATTCAAGAATTACAAGAGGGTAAAATCCAATTACCAGAATACAAATATACAAACGTAAATAATATTATACGCGACATTATCTGTGATAACACAGGTACTTGTCAGTGTTAGTCGTGAACAATTAACTGTTCATAATCGCAAAATCTCCGCAAAAAAATTTGGGTGGGTTAAAATCCCTTCATATGTATAATAAACAATAAAGGTTACAAAAATATATAAAATCTCATGCGAGACTAAAACTACATATATATAAAGCTTAAGGGGGACAATTCCTGTTTTCCCTTATATTTCAATTAACACGAGTATTAACTAAAACAAAAATTATGAGAAAATTGATTTTAAGTTTGACTTTAGGACTGCTAACAGTTGCTGGAGTAAACGCACAGGAAAAAGGTGACTGGTACATTGGTACTGGCGACATTGCTAACAAAGCATGGACTGAGTGGTCCGTAAGCCCAACAGTAGGATATGGTTTAACAGATAACATCATGGTTGGTGTTAATGTTTCACAAGCTGACTCTACTGCTGATATGGCTGTTGATTTACATGCAAGATATTTCCACAAAGGATATTTCGCGTATGTAGCAACTACAGGTTTAAACACTGATGATATTTCTATTGGTGTCGGTAAAATGTTTACGTTTCACAAAGGCGTATTTGTAGATCCTAAAGTGGTTTATGACGCAACGGCTAAGACAACTAATTTACAATTAGGTGTAGGTCTTAAATTTTAATTATTAATCTTAAAAACAAATTATCATGGAAAAAGTATTTTCATTAGTAAATGGATTTTTAGGCGGATTAGGTAAGTTATTTATGGCTTTCATCCCTGTAACAATCCTTTGGTACATCTTAACAGGTGGTACTGTATTTGGAATGGATGTGGTTGCTAATCTTACTGCTTTACTTAACAGTTTAGGTAACGGTGGATTTGTAGGACTTGTAGTTCTAGTAATCGTAGCTCAATTCTTTATGAAAAAGTAATATTTGATTAAATATTTCATTAAAGGCGCCTATGGCGCCTTTTTTGGTCTCTCATCTTCTTATATATGTATGTAGGAAAATATACGCGCTTCCCAATAAGCCGTCCCTGACTTATACAAACCCCTATTAAGGATTCTAATATCCTTATTTCCCGTACAATTTATTAACGAGACTCGAAAGAGAAAAACTGAAAGAAAATGGCAAAAGACATTTTAAAAGAAGCTATCGCTGACGCTAAAGCTGTCCGTGAAGTTGCTCTTGCAAATGCTAAAGCTGCATTAGAAGAAGCTTTTACTCCAAAACTTCAATCTATGCTTTCTGCTAAATTATCTGAAGATCTAACTGAAGAATATGACGAAGACGAAAAGTCTGAAGGCATGTACTACGATGAAGATGAAGATGGTGATATGGACGAAGCAGTAGGTATGGAAATGGATGAAGACGATATGGATGAATCCACTGGAGAAGCTGATTTAGATGAAGAAATAGATTTGGAAGAAATTCTTAACGAATTAGAATTAGAAGAAGGTGAAGTTTCAGAAGAAACGGTCGACGAAGCTAAAGATGAGGACTTAGATGAAGCTAAAAAAGATGACGATAAAGACGACATGAAAGAAGCTACAGATGAAGACTTAAACGAAGCTGACGAAGACATAGATGAAGCAGTAGGTTATCCAAACCACAGAGCAGACCAGGTACAGAAAGTTAAAGCAGACGCTACTGATGTTAACCAAGGTTTGAACGAAGGTGAGGAATTTGACTTAGATGCTCTTCTAGAGGAAATCAATAATTTAGACGAAAACAACGAAGACGAAGTTAACGAAGAAGTGGAAACACTTGACGAAACTGAAGAAATCGAAGAAGCTAAAGACGAAGTTGAAGAAGCTGTGAATCCACTAGCTGCTGAACTTGAAGAAACTAAAGCTGCTTTAGAAACAGTTCGTGCTGAACTTAATGAAGTTAATTTGTTAAATTCTAAATTATTATATGTTAACAGAATTTTTAAGGCAAACACATTAGATGAAGCACAAAAACTACGTGTAGTTGAAACTTTAGACAATGCGACAAACGTTAAAGAAGCTAAGTTAATATATGAAACAATTAAGGACACTTTCAATGTTGCTAAATCAAAGAAAGAATCCTTTAAAAACAAAACGAAATCATTGAAAGAAGGCTTAGGAATGGCTTCTAAAGCAGCTGGTACATCTACCGCTCCTAAAAAAGAAGTAATTGCTGAATCATCTAACATGGTATCTCGTTTCCAAAAATTAGCAAACATTACAATTAACGAGTAATTGTAAAATATTAATTTAATAAATTTACAAAAAATGGACAACGTAAATAATTTGTTAGAAGGTGCTTCACCTTACCAAGTCCTTTCCGAGCAGTCAGCTAAATTAGCTGGTAAGTGGGGAAAATCAGGACTATTGGAAGGTATTGAATCTTCTACAGAAAAGAACAACATGGCTATGTTGTTAGAAAATCAAGCTAAACAGCTTGTAAACGAAGCTAGCTCTACAGGTACTGGTACGTCAATTACGACTGGTAACTCTGAAGCGTGGGCGGGTGTTGCTCTTCCTTTAGTACGAAGAGTATTTGGAGAAATCGTAGCAAAAGACCTAGTGTCAGTTCAACCAATGAACTTACCAGCAGGTTTAATTTTCTACCTTGACTTTCAATATGGTTCAAGTGGAACTACTCAAACAGCAGGAGAATCTTTATATGGTGCTGAGTCAACTCTTAAGAGAACTGACGGTGCATTTAACAAAGGTCTTTATGGTGCTGGTGAATTTGCTTACTCAGCAGAAACTACATCATCAGGATTCGCAGCAATTGGAGCTACAGCTGGTACTTTAGCTACATATGCTACAGCATCAACTGAATTCTTAGGAATTTTGAATGGTGATACTGAATTTTCAGCTTCAGTAGCTGGTAAATTAACAACTTTCCCTACTTCAAACTTAATTACAACTGTACAAGTAGCT